AGATGCTTCTTTAAGAGCTGACGAGATTGTTGCAACTGCAGTATATGGCGTTGGTGAAATTCACGACTCATACGGAGTTGAATTACATTTTGACTCATCAATTCAGTAGTATAGAGTATGGGTGGGGGTATTCCCCCACCTATGTATAAAGGAACTATTATGGAATTAATAAAATTAAAAAAAGGCGATAAAATAATCACCAGAACTAGGTTTGATTATGAAAAAAATTTAATACATTGGAAATTAAGAGGTTTTGAGCCAATAGAAGATAAACCAAAAGAAGAAAAATCAAAAAAGACAAGAAAGAAAAAAGATAGTTAATGGCAACATCAGAATTTTCAGTCGCATTATCAGAGGTACAAAAATACCAACCAGATATTGCTGAATTTGGTATTACAAATTTTGATACCCAATTACAGTTTGCAGAAGATGATGTTATTCGACAAATTCGTGAGGAATGGTGGGAAAGATATCGTCATACAGTAAGATACAAAGATATTACCAAAGTCACCACATTAGAACTTGATAGTTCAAAGTTAACAAATTCTCAATGGTTAAGATGTGTCGTTTATAAAGCATTGGCAGAATATATGTTTCCAATGTTAACCAAATGGAAAGACCCACAAGGTGGTGACGGACAAGACGCATTTCAAATTCAAATTGATTTTTACAGAAAAAAATATGCAGAGGAATTTCAAGCAGTTCTTCGTGACGGTGTTGAATATGATGAAGACGGTGGCGGAACAATATCTGCTAGTGAAAAAGAACCAATCCATAACCTAAGATTGGTTAGGTAGGAGATTTTACATGTGTGAATTTTGTAATGGCGAATGTGTTTGTAGGTAATGTTATCGATTAAAGATAATAGTCGTTTCTTTAAAAAAGCATTAAAAATAAAATCAGATAGAGTTCAATCAGCAATACAAATAGCATTGGCAGATGCCTCTGCATTTCAAATTGATGCAATACGAGAAAGAACAGAACAAAGAGGTAAAGATGTTAAAAATAGACCATTTAAACCTTATTCAAAAAGTTATATACAAGCTAAAAGAAAAAGAACAAACGATCCGTCAAATCAAGATACATCACCTAAAAATTTTGTTGATCTTAATTTTACAGGTAGAATGTTTAGTGCATTAACATTTACATTAAGACCAAGTCGTGGTGTTTTATTTTTCAAAACTGCACAACAAGCAAAGAAAGCATTTATACACAATACAGGAAAAGGTCGTATGCCTAAAAGAGAATTTTTTGGTGTTTCTGAAATAGAACAAAAAAAAATTAATGCAATTATTAGTAAAAGTATTAAAAAGGCTTTAGCATGAGTTTTAGAGAAAATATTGCCAATAATATAATAACTGTTTTAGATGCAGTTACATCACCAATTGAATTTAAAAAAATTACCAGAGAGCCATTTAAGGTAGAGACTTTAGCTGACCCACAATTTCCTGCGTTATACATTACAACATCTGATGAAACGAGAGAAGATTTTGCATTAGGTGAATATTCAGCAGGTAAAAGAGCAGGAACTATTGATTTTATTATTGTTGGGTATGTAAAAGGTGCAGAAACAAATATAGATACCAAAAGAAATCAATTAATTGAAGTTGTTGAAGAAACCCTTGATACCGATAGAACAAGAGGTGGAAATGCAAAAGAAACTAAAATTATAGAGGCAAACTCTGATGAAGGTACACTTTACCCTTTAGGTGCAGTTAGAATTGTGGTAAGGGTATTTTATGAATTTACGAGAGGTACTTCATAATGGCTAAACGAATAAAGGTATTTATGCCAAGTGGAAACGGAAGTGTAGAAATTTGGGATAATGAACTTGATAATTTTCTTGCTAAGGGTTATAAATCTGAAGTAGAAAAGAAACCAACAACTTTCAAACCAAAGGTTGTTGAAACTAAAAAAGAAGAAACAAAGGAGCAATAAAATATGGCAACACATGTAGGAACAGCAGGTGTAGTAAAGGTTGGTGCTAATGCGGTGGCAGAAGTAACAGCATTCAACATTGACCAAACAACTGATACAGTTGAAGATACTGCATTAACAGATACATCGAAATCTTATAAAGTTCTAAGAAATGACGCAACAGCAACTATTGAATGTCATTTTGACGAAACTGACACTACCGGACAGGGTGCATTAACACAAGGTGCTAGTGTAACTTTAAATCTATTCCCAGAGGGAGCAGATTCAGGCGATACTTTTTTTACAGGAACAGCAATCGTGACAAGTATTGGACAGGCAGTTTCACTAGACGGAGTTATTTCAAGAACAATAAATGTTCAATTTTCTGGTGGCGTATCCATCTCAACAGTCTAATAAATGCCAAAAAAAGATTATCTGCAAGGTGCAGTAGATCATTTCAAACATCAAGAAATTAGAGTTGTTGAGGTTGAAGAATGGAACTTAGTAGGTGATGATGCGATTTATGTTAAACCATTTACTCTTTTAGAGAAGTCTGAAATTTTTAAAGACAATATTAATGATTTAACATTATTAATAGATATCATTGTCAAAAAGGCTGAAACAAAATCAGGCGAGAAAATGTTTGATCTTGAAAGCAAAATCAAAATGAAAAAATTTGTTGACCCAGATATTATTGGAAGAGTTGCCACCGAAATATTGGGAACACAATCTACGGTTCAAGATTTAAAAAAAAAATAAAAACCGACAACAATCTTAGGTTTCACTTATTCTTAGCTGAAACCTTGCATAAATCTATTTCAGAAATAATGTTAATGCCTGTGCAAGAATTTGATTTGTGGGTAGCATATTTTGATGTTAAAAATGAAGAAGAACAAAAAGCATTGAATAAGCAAAAAATGAGTTTAAAACATAGATAATGGCATCAACCAATCTCATTGTACAAATTATCGGTCAAGATAAGACAGGTAAAGCATTTAAACAAGTACAAGGTAATGCCCAAAGAGCAAGACAATCAGTTTTAAATTTAAAAAATGCTTTACTTGCACTTGGAACAGGTGTTGCAGTTCGTTCAATAATACAGACAACTGCTAGATTTCAAGATTTAAGAACTGCTTTAACATCAGTTACAGGTAGCGCAGAATCAGGTGCAGAGGCTTTTAGTTTTATTTCAAGATTTGCAACCAAAACACAATTTGGAGTCACAACAGATCAGTTAGGGTCATTGACTGCTATTACAGATTTATTTGCCAGATCGGTTTCTGGTGGTTTAGGTCTTGAAGATTTAAATAGATTGGCAGATAGAGGTGCGCCTGTATTTAAAATATTAGAAGAACAACTAGGTTTAACAAGACTTCAAGTTTCAGAGTTTGGTAAAACTGCAGAAGGTGCAGAAAAAATTAGAAAAGCATTAGTCAAAGGTTTGAATGAATCTTTTGGTGGTGCGACAGCAGAAAGAGTAAATAACTTATCTACGCAAATATCAAACTTTGGTATTGCAATGACAAATGCACAAGACATTCTTGGTCAGGGATTGGCACCTGCATTTGGTGATATTACTGTTCGTCTTACTGATTTTATAAATAACAACGAAGAATTGATTAAATCAGTTGGTGTTAATTTAGGGACTGCACTAAATGATGCAATAGATTTATTTAATCTTGCAAGACAAAATATAGAAGAAACAAGTTTAGTTATAATTGCATTGGTATCTGCATTTAATCCTGTTGCAGGTGTAATCCTTATTGCATTAACGGCAGTTAATCAATTTAGAAATGGATTAGAAAAAACACTAGGTGTTCCCTTAAGATTAGCTGATGTATTCAAAGGTACATTTGAATTTATAAAAGCCACCGTTAGAAATTCTTTAGCTAATTTAATTGAGGGATTAAAAGAATTTGTAAACAACGCAGTAAGATTAATTAATTTTTTACCATTTACAGATGTTGCATTACCATTTGAAATTGCAGAAGAACAGATTGACAACTCAACAAAATCATTAAGTGATTTTATACTTGCACAAATTGAAACAAGAGAACAAGCAGAAAAATTGGCAAAGTTTTTCAAACAATTAGAAAATCAATTACAAAATCAAACAAGTTTAGGTGGTACAGGTGAAGAGCAAAGCAAACAAATAGAATTAAAATTTGGTAAAGATATTAAGGCATTACAAGATAAATTTAGAACAGAAGAAGAAATTATATTTGATAACCAAACCAAACAATTAAAAGTATTGGTTGATTTTTTAAAACAAGAGGGAACAATTACAAAAGAACAGCTTGAAATAATAAAAGATTTAAAAGTAAAAATTCAAGAAGAAACAAACCAAAAATTAAAAGATTTAGAAGCAGAAAGATTAAAAGATATACAAAAGAACTTTGATAAACAATTACAACTACTTAAAGAAAGAAAATTTGCTGAATTAGAACTTCAAAATTTAACACAAGAACAGGTTAAAGATTTAACAAGAGCAGGTGGCAGAGAATTACTAGAAGAATTATCAAAAAGAAATAAAGTTGCATTTGCCATCAATAAAGCATTGGCAATAAAAGATGCAGTTGTAAGCACAGCACAAGGTATTACAAAAGCATTATCTCTAGGTCCATTCGGTATACCACTTGCAGGTATTATTGGTGCATTGGGTGCAGCACAAATTGCAACTATTGCATCACAACAATATCAAGGTCGTGCATTAGGTGGTAAAGTTCAAGAAGGTAGAAATTTCTTAGTTGGTGAACAAGGTCCAGAAATGTTTGTACCAAATCAATCAGGAACTATTGTTGCTAATAAAGATTTAGGTCGTTCAACAAATGTTAATATAACAATTATGGCCAATGATACAGAAGGCTT